CCATTTTTCACCATAATAAAAGCAACTTCTTTCTCAAGTTGCTCAATGGTAAATTCAGAAGCATTTTTCTTTAACTCAGCATACTCTTCGTTATCTTTCAATTTTTCGTCAAACTGAGAGAATAGTTCCTCTTCTGCAAGTTTGCGATCATCAGTTAAGGTATCTTCTTTAAATTTCTTTAATGTTTTATTTTCATCTTCTAATACAGCATAATTTTCCCGCATGGCATCCAATGCGTCTTTCTCTGTCTGTGTAAGACGTTCCTGGAAAAGCTGTATCCTGTCCCCAGCAAATTTAACAGTTTCATCTTCAACCTTATACCCCTGACGGTAAATTCTCGTACATCCCCAATTGGAATATTCAAAATTATCATCGAAGGTACGATCAATCCAATACCATTCACCATCTTCTTCTTCAACAACTTCCAGCAATCCATACAACGCATACCTGATGTCCTCATAGGGAATCTCAAAGGTTTTTAGATAAAGTTTGGGTTTTTCAATATGCAAACTATGATCATGTGAACAAGACTCAACATCATCATCCCTTTTAGACATTTCAATCAATCTTGCTTCAATGTCCTCAATTTCCATATCCTTTACGTCAAAGTCTATATCAGATTCCTTCAATCCATGCTTTTCCAGCAGTTCCTTTAGTTCATCCACTTCCTTGCCTCCTTCCGAAAGAACTTTCTTTAATTCATCCATCATCATCAATATTTTATCTTGCTCAAATGTGCCAGTAGTTGCTCTGGCATCAATCATACCTGTCCCAGAATCCTGATTCAAAAAGGTAATCCCCTGATACCTGTAGTCAATAATGTTTAAATGCTTTTCTTTCACATCATAACTATACTTATCTATCAAAATTTCCATAGATATTTTATTTTCTTCATCTCTCTCAAGGATATCTTCAGCATAATTCATATAAGATTTCCAACCATAGCAATCACAGCAAACATAATTCTTACCTTCATATTCCTCAACAGCATAATTATTGCTTTCCGGCACTAACCCAATAGGTATTTCTTCGTAAATTAACCTGTAGTCATCATCATTTTCATCCTGTTTTGCCTTGTTTTTTTCCAACTTCATGTCATGTCCACCAAACTGTGGGTTGCCATCTTCATCAAAAACAACATGGGCAAGTATAGGAATATTGGCTAATGAATCTCTAGCTCTCTCCATATCTTCCAATTCAAAATGACTACCGTTGGGATTCTCACCATCATGGCACACTCTCAAACGCATCTTGATAAACTTCTCGGAATCAAAACTTTCATCAATTTCATAAGTAGTTGCTAACGACAGATGTTCAATCAATACAGTTTTTCACCACCTCACTAAATGATATATTTGTTGCTAAAAACAAATTGCGATCTGTCCATGCCATTAAAATCAAACTTCAAGGATGCATTATTTTCAAAAATAAACAACCCATTATTCTCAGACAACAACCTGAAGCCAGACTGAAGCAATTTATTTTTTAGCTTACTACTAAAACAATGAATAAACTTCACAAAGTTCTTTCCTCCTTTTATATTTAGACTCTATTGTCAGGATTATTGGTATCCCGATCTATAGCATCCTGCCCACCATCAGTTAAATCATCTTCATCTACCCCCGGATTACCCCCCTTGTCAGGCTCCTTGCCGGATTGTGTATAACTCGACATTAACGGTTCCCACTTCTTGGGTATTTCAAATACGATATTCTCAACATATTCATTGTTCAGCATTGCACTAGGGGTTAACCCTAAAGCCATTGCATATCTCATTTTCACCGGCGCACCCAAACTTGCAGCTTCTTTCAATCCATCAATATAATCCTTTTTGTTCATATGGGTAATTTCAAGAAAATGTGTTCTAAACAATAATTTTTTGTTGAACTCTTTCAGTTTCCGATTTACCCATCTCTCACATTGTTTCAAGAATTTAAAAACAAGCATTTCATCCACAACTACACTTTTGGTCAACGCCGCACCAGTTGCATTTTGTGAACTGAATAACAACTGACTAATTCCGGCATCATTGTAAAATGCACGTTCGGCTTCAGCAACGGTATCTACATTTTTATCAGACTTGTCAACTCTAATTGCATCTACCTTCTCATAAGGACTAAGCAGTGCTCCCACCTGCTCCGGCAACTGCTCAATTACTAGATGGTAAAACTCCATTGCCTTATCAATAGACAAAGCAAACTGGTTTTCTTCCGTTTTATCTTTCTGGTATGGAATGGACAATGCTAAAAGTAAATAATTGTCCAACTCCGTCTTAGCCTTTTTAAGTTGCTTGAAATCCTCAATGTCATACAGTGATTCAAGTATTCCTGAAAATGGAGGAACACAATGATCAAAGTTTTCATTTATCTTTATACATATCGTCTTTTTGGGATCAAGTTCCTGCCACCTATATTTACGTTTATTCCCTTTGTATATTTCATATTTTTCCTTAAATTCGGGATCAACTATTTCAAGTTCTTCTTCTCTTCTGTTAAAGTAAGAAAAGTCAAATTGAAAGTTTAACACTCCATCTTCAATTGAAGATATATGGCAATAATCGGGATCTAACGGTTGGATAAAATAACTGTCATCAGTCTTGTACTCATATCCAAAGAAAGCATCCTCCAACCAGCAGATCAAACTCACTTTAGCCAATTCATGCTCTATATCCATTACTTCAAGATAGTTTATTGTATCTATATATTTTTTCCTTACATTATCAACATTAAGTTTGGCAAAATCTTTTGTTCCGTACATTTCAATGGTGTATTTAAACATAGGCAATGTGGCGAAATAGAGAACCGCCCTTCTAAAATGTGAACTTGATACATATAAAAACCTTACAACATGCCGTAATTGTTTTTCATATCTTTCAGGTTTAGCCAAATATTCCTGAACCTTATCTCTATTAAAGTTCTTGTAAAAACTATATTCAGATTGCTTATTCTTGTTTAAATCACGCTTAATCAACTTAGCTAATAAGGCAAATTGCCCTTGCATAAGTTCATTCAAACGCTTATCGTCTTTGTTTAATTCTTTGGTTAGCACAACTTCCGGTTCACTCATTATTTCACCACCTATCTTTTATATAATTGAGGCTTCTTGAAGGAGAAGAGTTCGGAGATGTTGAGATCTCTAGACTTTTTACTTAAACCCTTTTCGAGCACACTTATAAAATAGTTGCCATATGCTAAACTCGAATATCTATCCTTTCTTTTACCCGGTTGCTCTTTCAACTTTATATAACGTGGATGCTCCTGACGCTCCAGTAATACCATTTCCGTCTGCAATAAGTTAGTTTGCATGTAAGGCAAAAGAAAATCTGCTTTTGTTTCAGATGATAAATCATCAAACCATTTCTCTTGCAATAAAAATTCACGTGCATCCTCTTTGGATATGAGAAGTTCAATTCTTTGGTTTACTATTTTATCTTTTAAATCTAAGGCTATATCATGGTTAATCTCTTCACTCGGAGATATGGTATATACTACTTTTTTATACTCATCTTCTAAATGATAAGCCGCGAGTTTGGGGTCACTAAATTCATTCATTGAATAAAATGGCATATATTCAATTTTTCGTTCATCATCATAAAGTTTTCTGCATAAATAACTATAAATACTAATCCCGTTACCTCTAATATCCAAGACGATGTAATCACATTCATAGTCATCAAATAATCTGCGGATCATTAATGTTTGTGTTTCAGGGTGAACGCCTTGACAAGATGTAATATTTCGTACAGATCGCCTATACCTACCCCCCCCAGGTGCCTTTTTACCAACTATAAGCGAAAAAACAGAAGAGTCGTTTTGATCTCCACCCAGCAAAGCAATATCACAACTAAGCACCCTTACTTCATTAATTGATTTCTTCTCAAGCAATGCCTTATTTTTTATGTTATGTCTTAGATTTTTATCATAAATGGGAAATGGTATTTTTCTAACATCGTTTAATTCTTCGGTTTTAAAATAAGCCTTTTCGCTTTCTCCGAAGAATAAACAATCCATTTCCATGTGCCAACCAACAAAATCAATATCTTCCTCTTGTAGCTCATCCATTAACTGTTCACCGCTTGTTAAATTTTCCTTAATGGCAATTTGGTAAGGTAGTCCGCAAACAAAATATCCCTTACCCTGCAACATTGCTTTTACAAATACAGAATATCTGGCATATGACCAATTATGCTTATAGTAAGCAGATGATAGGAATATCTCCTGGTTTCTTTCCATGTATTGCTTATCATTTCTATATTCTGGTTTTGAAAGATAACCCGGTTGTCTTGAAACCGCTAAAAACCTACGCAATACATTCCTATAAATCAGGGGATCGATAAGCCGAAATTCATCATTTACGATCAAATTTGCCCTACGTGACCTTGCTGACTGAGTACTTTGTGTTACCTTAATCCAAGAGGTATTCCAAAACTCTACGTTTGGATCAACGGTATTCATTGATGTACGTATTGCTCCATCAATTTCCCTTTCTATCATTCCAGTGGTAGATTGCCCTTTAATTTCATTTATTTTACCTATGAGTTCCATAGCCTGACCCTTTGTGCCCGATGCAACAATAATTTTCGTGCCCGGATAAAGGATACACCTTACAATACAATAAAGTGCAGTTAACCATGTTTTCCCCAATCCCCTGCTTGCAAAAAACATGGTATAGTGATAATGCATCATCACAAAAAGCATTATTTCCTGAAATGATTTCAGTGGTATGCCAAGATAATCTTCAACAAATACATAGGGAAAAGCTCTGTAGAATGAAGTCCACTCGGCAATTCCATTCATAAGTCTTTCGGATTTTGTTAATTTTTCATTGGCAATATTAGGATTATAACCTTTATTATATAACCCTACAGCCCTATAGTGCTTGTTTCTCCTAACCTCAAAATTCGGTATATGTGCCATTACAATTCATCTTCTTCAGGGGATATACTTTCAATATCTACTGTATATTCAGATATTGCATCTTCGTACTTCTTAACCATCTCATTGTCCAATCCTTCCATTTTTGCCAAATGACCAATAAAAAATGTGTCAATATACTCTTTCATTTCATTGTTTAACCGTTTTTCTATTGGTTTTTCATCTTCCCATTTTTTGATAAACATGCCTAGGCTCATTTTTTCCGTTCTATCTGCACCAGTAGATTGCACAGGCTTCAAGTTGCCATCAGTCATCAATTTAGCCCTTGCCTCAATCAACTTGGTTACTTCCTTACTGCTTCCGGCACTACTCATTCGCAATTTCTCAATTTCAAGGTTCATAAAACAAATATCTTTCATGATCATTTCCATGCCGTAATCAGAACATTCAAAATCACCTTTCATTTTATAAATCTCATCTTCCAGGTAATTATATTCCCAAGGTGTTCTACCTTCACCCCAATATTTTATTACTTCATCGGAAATAACATCTTTTTCTTTCTCTATTGATAATTTTACATTGTATTTTTCATCCAACATGTCACTATCTATATACCTGAAAGAATCGTAACCCTCATTTAATTTCCCCACCGATCCCAACTTGCTTTTGTAGTATCCAAAAACAGCATCAGCACTTCTACCTTGACTAAGCAACTTATCTATATGCGATTGCGTATGCGACAAAGCAGCTTCACTGTACCTGACATCTATGTCCCTACAAACACATTGAATAGCAGTGTCTATATTGTTGTATATTGAAAAATAATGAACATATATATCATTGACACATCTTTTGCATACAGACATATAGCCATTGGTATCAAGCATATGATTAGTTGCCTCATAAAAATTATCTATACTTATCGTTCTTTCACATTTTCTACAATAGTTCTGTTCAGGCTTATTTTTCTTCTTCTTCTGCATCTGTAAAACAGCACCCCTTTATTCACAATAATTTATCCACTTACATCTATCACTTAATAAGTGATCGTATTTAAAACTTTTATATTCCCTAACAAATTTATCAAATAAAAATGGTGTAGCAATTGCAAATTCAGAATGGTATAAAAAATGCAATTCATCTTTCATGCATACACCAAGAGGATGTTCATAATGCAATTCCAAGCACCTGCTGGTCATTTTTTTTAAATCATCTACTGAATAATTTGCTATGCATTCGGTTTCATCTTCTATGCCAAACTCTAACAAAGTTTTAGTAACTAAAAAATTGAAACCATAAACATGATGTATGTGATCAAATGCACCATTGGTCAAGACGCATTTATAATTACAATCTATTGCACTATCAGTTTTCCATTGATTTATATTTCTTCTCATCTCACTGTACAAAGATGTAATTCCACCCTTATAATTGGGGTTTATTTCTCCATATCTTTGACTGTCATACATGGGGTTGGACTTGCCAACCCAATGTTTCTTACTTTTTTTTAATTTAGAAGTTCGCCTACCATTAAATTTATTTATTCTATCTCTTGTTTCGGGTGTTTTGCGTAATTTAAGCGACAAACCCATACCCTCTACTGAACTATTTGTCCTGTCTGGAAAAAACATTTCTACCATCTCTGGATTTGAATAGTGGGGGTAATGTAGCCTTAGCAACTCTAACTCTTCATCTGACCAAGGTTTACAGGGTGAGTTAACCCTAAATAATTCTCCCTTGCACTCCCTGCAAACGTTTCGTGTTCCATCGGCGCAATTAACATCTCTGGGAAAATAACCATCATCACTAGGCAAATACCTTTCGCAATGCTTACAAAATTTATGTTTTACACCATCAATAACCTTGTATTTCATTTTGTCGTAG